ATATGGCATACTTAGGAAAACCACTACAGTTCGCTCAGTATCCGAGTAAGTTCTTCAGCGGTGATGGAACTGCTCAGACTGTAGCATTAGATTACTCTCCGCCTAACAAGGCATCAGTCCTTGTATTCATAGAGGGTGTACGGCAAGACACAAGCGCGTACAACACGAGCGGAACAAACCTAACCTTTACAGGTACTACGCCTGTAGGAACCAATAACATTGAAGTGGTTCAGTTAGGTCTACAAACTCCTGTAGGTACTGCTGGCGCTGTACAGGCTACTGGAACGCCAGATGCAACGACGTTCTTGAGAGGTGACTATGCATGGAGTGCTGTAACAGTAGGTGCCATCACAACTGAGGGTGACTACTATTATAACTACAATACTATTTCTGCGGATGTAACAACTACAGTAGCATCAACCAAGGCCGCATTCGTTGCTGGTCCAATTACCATCTCTGATACGTTCACTTGGACAATCAGTGGTGAACTTACAATGATCTGAGGACAACATTATGGCAGCAACACTTTCATTAGACACACTTACCAGCGGTGGTTCTGGTATTACTGTATTAGCAGGTAAGACGCTCACTGTAGAGGGTGTATCTGTTACGGCAGGATCAACCAACGTACAGAGGTCGACCACAGACGTAACTATCGGTACAACCGCTGGTTATGAGGTTGCTGGTAAATCTGAAGTGGTCGTAGCAGCTAATGCGGCATCTTCTAACAGAACGATCACATTACCAGCAGTTGGTGCGGTAGGGATGTCTACTTGCATCATCACGGTAGTTGCTGATGCGGATGCTACTTCCACTTATAAGTTAATGGTTCAAGACGCTGGCACGACTGAGGTTTGGACAGGTTATCAAACGGGTGACTTTGTACGTTTGATTGTTAGCAACTCAGCGTGGGTGGTTCTTGACCACAAAGAGACAATGTTTTCTTCTAGGGTTTTAACAGCAGACCAATCTGTAGCTGCATCTGCCAGCACCAAAATAATTGGTTTTACAAGTGTTAGCGACATAGGGGGCATCTGGGACAACACTAATAATAAATTAGTGTCACCATTTGCTGGTATTTGGGATATAAATTGGAGGTTAAGTCTAGGGTCTGCTACTGCAGTAGGCCTTGTTCCGGAGATTCGTTTTGGAGGGTCTCTGATTTATTCCGGAAGTCAAGGTTCTGACGCTGGGGGTTATGCTTACGGAAAGAACATGGCATCTATAAAAGCTAGCCTTGCGGCAAGTACAGATATTGAGTTTTATTTTCATAATATGTACAGTGTTGGTCCTTACTCCGCAGGAGGCAATGCCAGTAATGAAACTGGATTTGATGCCAAATTTACAAGAACTTACTAATGAATTCTTTTAACGATAAGCCTGACGAAGTATTGCCTGATGATTTTGGGTTCGCCTTGCATCTTATTAATTCAGATGCAGTGGTGGAGATTATGCAGTATGGCGCTTACGGAACGCCTAGTCTAAAATTAGTCTGCGAGTGGGATGACGAAGTAGCAACCTTTCCCACTGCGGATGAAATGAATGAAGCAGTAGTTGTAGCAAACTGGAACCGCGCTCGTAAAGAGAGAAACGAACTTCTGGCCGCAACAGACTTCTACGCTCTGTCTGATGTAACCATGTCAGAAGATATGACTACTTACCGTCAAGCATTGCGTGATCTACCAGCAAGTGTGGAGAATTCTGAAGACGTAGTGTGGCCTGAGAAACCTTAATGGCCATGATTGCTGTTGATAGAGTTGGTCAGATTGGTATTGCCAAAGAGACAAGCCCTTGGGAGCTTCCGCCTAATGTTTGGAGTGACGGTAACAACGTCAAAACAGATGAAGGCTCTATAAGAAAGGCTCCCGGCTTCTCTGAGGTAATGGCAACTTGCCCTATAGCCCCATATCACATAACTCAAATAACTCTAGGTTCTCCAGAGTTTTGGGTTGTTGGTGGCTTGGGTAAAATATATTGCTATGACAATACAGGAACCACCACTACCTTAGATGGTGCAATTACCAGTGTAGATACTACAATTACTGTTGATAGTACGGTTGGTTTTGAAGCTGTCGGTACCATTACAATAGGTGCTGAGGATATTGTTTATACTGGTAAAACAGCTACAACATTTACTGGAGCAACTGTAACAGCATCTCATTCTGATGGAGCTACCGTTACTCGATCTACTATATGGTACGATATAACTAGAGCCAGTGGTGGAGACTATTCTTCTACAGCGGACGATACTTGGACATCTACTATACTAGGCGGCGTCCTTGTGATGACCAACTTTTATGATAAACCGCAGTACTGGGCCTTAACTGACGGTACTGTCTTGTCATCTCAAAAGATGCAGGACTTAAATAACTGGCCCAGCCTTACTGCGCTGAATGGAGCCATATCAGGAACTGGGGTTCCCAGCCCTGATGAGATTATAGTGGACTCTACTTTAGACTTTCCTACAGCGGGTCAGTTTACAGTTGGCACTGAGAACATATCTTATACAGGCAAGACATCTACTAAGTTTACAGGGATTGGTAGAGGGGTAGGCGGCACCACTGCGGCAACCCACTCAGATGGTGATGCTGTCTTTATAACAACCTACTGTCGTTCAATGAGAGGCTTTCGCTCTTTCTTAGTGGCGTTGAATATAAAGCAAGCTGGTGTTAATTTCCCAAGAGTGGTAAAGTGGAGTACAGAAGCGGCTACTCAGACTACACCATTAAGTTGGAATGAAACAACCAGCACAGTAGATGCTGGTGAATATGAGTTAGCTGATACCAAAGGCGATATAATGGATGGTATGCAGCTTCGTGATTCCTTTATGATTTATAAGGAAGATGCTACATACTCAATGACGTATGTTGGCACTCCCTTTATCTTTGCTTTCCGACAGCTGTCGCCCACTATCGGAGCTATGTCTACTAACTGTGTAGCGGAGTTTGATGGTGGTCACGCTATCTTTGGAAAAGGAAACTTTTATGTTAATGATGGGCAAAGACTAAAGCCTGTATTACCACAGAGGTTAAGAGATTATGTATTTACGTCTATTGATGGCGCTCAGACCTCTAAATGCTTTGTTGCTGCAGATTATGGAAGAACTGAAATACTATTCTGTTTTACGGCAGATGGCGCAGGGACCGTAGAACCTAACAAAGCTGTAGTATGGAACTATATAACAAACACCTTCACTATAAAAGATATACCTGATGTTGCTCACATGGGTTATGGAAACGTAGGTGATCCTGTTCTTCCATCTACATGGGCTAGTGCTACTGTTTCTTGGGCTACCATTACCGGCCCCTGGACGATGAGTTATTCTCTGCAAGATAAGGTCTTACTCTTCGCTGACCCAACCAACACTAAACTTTATAGAGATAGGTCCGGCAACAAGAAGAACACAGTGCTTATGACATCTTATGTTGAAAGAACTGGATTGTCTTTGAATGCTCAAGGTCAACCAGATCATACGGGTGTTAAACGCATTAGTGCAATCTACCCTAAGATGTCTATAAACGGCTCTAACTCAATCAACGTCTATCTAGGCACCTCTATGTCAACTGAAGGGGATTACGATTGGAAGTCTCCTGTCTTGTTTGATCCTGATACGCAGTCGAAGGTGTCAGTCAGAGGAACGGGGAAGTTCTATGCAGTGAGGTTCGAGTCTACTAGTGACATGGATTGGGAGCTAGACGGTTATGCTTTGGATGTAGATAACGCTGGCACCAGAGGAAGTAGGCAGTATTAATGGCTACGTTTATTGACCGAGTTGTTAAGAGTGAAACAAGATACGAGCCGGGACCACTTCCAGAAGATGTAGCAGATATAGGAAACTATCTTGTTACTGAATTAAAAAGAATAGGAAGCATATTCTTTAACCAAGCAACCTTTAGGCTTGAGTGCATGCATGTAGCCCCTATTAGACCAAGGAAGGGTGATATTCGGTACGCAGATGGAGTCGATTGGGACCCGGGATCGGGAGAGGGTATATACTTCTTTAATAATAGCGGGACTTGGACACAACTTTGAAACCACACCTACTCTATCCTGATGATGTTCCTTACGTTTGGGAGGATGTTGCGCCTATGTTAGCTAAAGCAGCAGTGCACTCTGAGGGAGAGCTAGAGCCAGAAGACTTCCTTGAACCCTTATCTACGGGTGAGATGCAACTATGGGTAGCTTATGAAGACGATGATAACATCAATGCTGCAATGGTTACGCAATTTATACAGTACCCTCAAAAGAAAATACTACGAATTATATCTCTAGCTGGAGAAGATTTTAAGGAGATAAAAAACTTTCAGGCAATGATTGAAGGTTTTGCTGTTAAGCATGGTTGTACAGCTATAGAATTATGGGGGAGAAAGGGATGGAAAAAACTATTACCAGAATGGAAGGACGCATATACCGTGTATACAAAAGAACTCAGACATAGGTTACACTAATGGCACTACCACCTTACTTAGCTGCCGCTGGAATTACAGCAGCCGATTACGCCGGATCAGGAACGCCGGGCCTTCTATCATATACCCGCCCTCCGGTTCCTGATGTCCCTGTAGACTTCAGAGGCGGTAGTATATTTGGAAACTATGTACGAAAGTATCCAGACTTAATGGCTGATTTTCTCTCTAATAAAGATAAGCATGGGAAAACCAATCTAGCCGACTACGGTAGGATGCATTGGGATAGGCATGGTAAGGCTGCGGGATCAAGAACTCTAGGTGAGGCGTCGCCCTATCTTTCGTTAGCTGATCAAATGCCTTACCCGTTTGATGCTAGTGGCTCTACTGCTACTGCTGGTATACCTATGCCAGATGTTAAAGGGTATCATTATGAATATCCTCACTATACGTGGGATAGGGGAGAGTACACCGAAAGCGGGACACAAAAAGATATAGATAAGTTTGGTTATTACCCGTATTTTCCGGGCGCTCGCACCACAGAAATTTACGATGATGATGGCAAAGGTGTTCGAGATATACTAGTTGGTGTTAGATTAATTAAGGATACTTGAGGAGTAGAATATGTCTGGAGGAAGCAAATCAACCACGACAAGGACAGAACCTTGGGCCGAACAGAAGCCTTTCTTAGAGACAGGCTTCAAGAGGGCTGAAGATTTATACTCATCAGGGTCGATGACTCCTGATTATTATTCAGGCCCAACTACGGCTGGATTTTCAGCGCCTCAGACAGAAGCTCAGACAGGGGCATTAGGCTACCTCTCTGGCCCTCGACCGCAGGCGCAACAGATGGCTGCAGAGGAAGCTTCTCTTGGTCTCATGTCTGGTGAAGTAGATACATCTAGGTTTGATCCTGTAGCTGACGCTGTTAGAGCCTCTGCAATGTCTCAATTGACAGGGAGTGTACTACCCGGTATACGACAACAGATCACTCAGTATAACCCCGGTGGTTCTACTAGAGGAGACATTGTTCAAGCTAATGCAGTATCAGCTGCTCAAGAAGACATTACAAATAAGATTGCAACGGCTCAGTTTGATGCATATGGCAGCGCGCAAGACAGGCGGCTCGGTGCATTAGGTCGCTATCCATCTATCATGGGTGCGCCACTACAGCAGTATGATGCAATGAGTTCAATCGGTGGGCAGCAAAGAGCGATGGAACAGGCTGGTATTGATGAGTCCATGCAGCGTTACTCTTATGAGTCACAGCTTCCAACCATTGGGCTTCAGAACTACCTTGCTGGGATCTCTGGCGATTACGGTGGTACTACTACGGCTACTGGACCGGGTGGTCCGAGTCCGTGGGTTACAGCCCTTGCTGGTGGTCTAGGCATGGCGGCTGGTGGCCCAATGATGTCGTCTATGATGGCTGGAATGGCAGGAGCTAGAAAATAATGGCACATGCAATATGGCATATGGACTACGGGAAGTATTGGAAAGATAAGTTAATGGGTGGAGCTTCGGCTGTTCAAGAGGGAGTTGTAGACCCTCTACTTGATAGGATGATGGGTTCTCCGGGGGTTCCTCCGCGTCCTTGGGGCGGTCCAAGTCCGTATCAAGGTCGGCCACCATCGACAGGGTTTGCCGGTGAGTCAGGTGTGCCACCAGCACAAGCTGCTCGACCAAGAAGTGTAGAAGATATAGTGCGTAATATCACTCCAGCTTCTTTTGGAATGAAGCCGGGACCAGAGGCATCCTTATTGAATCAAGGTCCAATCCCTCAAAATACTCCCGGTGTAGGAAATAAACCAATTGCATGGGAGTGGACAGAAGATGCTGGTTCGGGACAACAGGAGCTGACCCCTCAAAAGGTTCAACCGCCGGGGCCGGTCGCGATACCGACTAGATCTGTAGCTGCCGACCCAAGTCAATACCCAGTCGCTAGACCGGGTGGCTTTAACGCTGAAAAAGCAGCAGCACTAAGTCGTGGAGAAAGAGGGCGTACTCCAGTTGGTCCATTCAAGAAGGAGATAGCAGAAGCTTCTGCGGTTGAAGGAGAGGCTATCACTGAAGATGATAAGCTTAAACGTATGCTAAAGATGATGTTTTTATCTGACTTAGTAAAGGGTACTGAAGCGCCCAATCCTGATTACTATTCGGCAGTATCAGTAGGTCCAGCTAGTAGGGCTTTTGCTCCACTGCCGTCAATGTTTAGAGGTAGATAATATGGCGTGGCCTATTAGAGCAGCACAATCATTATGGAATCTAGGTAAGAAACCTTTCGCTGGCACTGGCTGGCGCGGAGGAGCTAGGGGCAGACCCGAAGTTTTACCGAGACCAGCAGTAAGACCGGGAGACCCCGGAACTAGGCTACCTCCCGGTGGTAGGCTTGGCCCAACAGAAGGAACTGTAGTTGGTCCGAGGGGAGGGAGAACAAGAGTATATCCTCCTAGCGCAAGAACAGCAGGAGCTAGACCAGCCGTTCCCGGTAGTCCAGCTGTACCAGCAGGGATTGCAAGAAGGCGTCCAGTTGCAACAGCAGCGGTTCTAGGTGGTGCGGGATTAGTGGGTTCCTCCCTCTGGCCAGACGGTACCCCTAAAGAACAGCCTCAACCTCAACTACCTATAGGGTTAGGTGGTGTACCTACTGGCCCAGCTCAAGTGCCTGATACCTTTCAGTCACAACTTCCGGGCCTTGTCCAGCGAAGACAGAAAGAGCGTGATTCTTTCTTAGATAACATGCAGACAGTAATGTCTCATTCTATTTTGTTATCATTCCAGAATCCGGGAAGGGAGAGTAAGTATGTAGAGAATGCGATTGCATTACTCAAGGGAGATGCAAAGTCTAAAGGCTCAATTGAAGATGCTAAGATTATTGAAGAGGTCTTCAAAGATAACAAGGTGCCTAAGTCAGCTAAGACTATTTATAATAGATTGGTTAAGCATATTGGCCCGAAGAAGGCAGCAGAGGTTAGCGGCTATACCCTTGAGATTGATAAGGCTGAATCTAAAGCAGCTACCGATTACATGAAAGCTATTACTGATGCTAGAAAAGCAGAAGCAACTGGTATGGGTACTAAGAGTTATCGCTTGCAAGAGATTATTGAAATGTCTAAGATACCGGGTCAATTTGAGGCGGCGGTATTAGCGTTAGCCCAAGAGTGGGGCGCTGGTGGAACATTAGAAATAAGAGATATCTATGGTGGATATACTGGTGATAGAAAGATGGAAGAGATGAGGGAAAAGGCGAGGGATCTTTTATCTGGTCAGACTGGTGGTAGTGTTGCTTCTGGTGGTCTTACAGAGAGCGAAATGGTTAGTGCTCCTAGACTAAAACAATAATGCCTACTATTGAATTTGATTTCAAAGGCCAAACTTTTGAGTCAGATGTATCAGATGCTTTCCTACAATTTCCGGTAGACAAACAGCAATCAATTCTAAAATCTGAATTACTAAAGACTCACTCTGATAGGATAGCTCCTAATACGGGTGAGCGTGGTGTTATGGATTATCTTGCTGCACTAGAGAAGCCAGCGCAAGCATTGAAGGTTGGCTTAAAAGAATCAGCAATAGGTGGTGACCTATTTAGAGCTGCCGGTGGTGTAGATCTTACTCCAGAAGAAGGGTTCTGGAAAGGTGCAGAGCGTGGCTGGGGAGGCGAAGAAGAGGTAAGGACACAAGACTTTCTTCCTGATGAGATGAACCCTATACTCAAGGGTGTGTTAGGCTTTGCTGGTGATGTAGCTACAGACCCCTTGACTTATGTAGGCGGGAGTGCTATAAAAGGATTGGGTAAAGCTATATCCCGTGGCACTCCCCGTAGTGTAGCGAAGAAGCTTACCTCAGCTAAGAACACCATGTTCGATAAAGAGCTTCCTATTGGTGATGGCATTGGCATGAAGGATGTAGCTCGTTGGTTTAATGCTCCAGTAGGTAAGGGTAAGCAAGTAAAGGGTGTGTATGGTACAGCCCAGAACCATCTCAGACGTATGGAGAAAGAGATGGCAGAAGAATTACCCAAGCTAAATAAGTTCTTTAAAGAAAGGTCTGGCACACTAGGTGTGTCTGCTGCCCATGTTCAAAGAGCGTTTCGTGACTCTATGGAGCGTGGCACAGGTAACTCAATATCTTTACAGTATCAGCGTGACTTGGGCAAGGATGGGGAGAGGCTACTAAAGGAATGGGAAGACCGAACCAATGAGTGGCATGAACTAGAGCAAGCCTTTGGTTTAACTTATGATCCCATAAAAGGAAAGGGTTACTTCCCTCGGTTACTTACTCGACCGGGTAGAGAATTTATTGAAGAGCGAGACAAAGATTTAATAGAAGGTATCGATGAGTTTGGTCAGCCTATCTACAAGGCTGGGTTTAGGATGTCTCGTAAGGTTGACCCTAATAAAACCATTAGTGAAATCAACATGGGTAGGCAAGCCGACCTTGGCGGGAGTACACCTAACCCTCTTGATAGACCTTATGAGAATCAGTTCTTCCAAGAAGACCCCGGCATTGCGCTAGGATTACGCTGGTCACAGCATAATAAATCCATGCAGCGCAAGTGGTTCATTGATGAAGTGACTGATGGATCCCGCACTGTAGGTAAACAGTATCATCCCGGCATGTTTAATCCCGATTTTATTAGATCGTTTCCAAGACAAGGCGTAACATGGGAACAGTTCATGAAGCAGCAGCCTGCCAAGTCTGAGATGTCTATTGGCAAGTGGGTGCGTAAAGGTGCTGATGATACATGGGAAGCTAGGTTCCTTAACGAAGATAAGTTAAGAGACCCTCTGAATCGAGAACTTGATAAGTTTGCATGGAAGCAGATAGATAATGCTGATGACTTTCAAAAGGTCAAGGGCATCCCTGACCACACCCCATCTGTTGAAGATCTAGACCAAGCATGGACTACATCATTCTTAGAGCAGCTTAACTTGCGCGGGTTGGGTAGATTCCAGCGCAACATGCTTGATGACACACAGATAGCTTCTCTTAGCAAACAGTATCCTGCTGCTGCCAAGGTTGCAGACAATGCTAGAGATGCATTCAAGCGGGATAACACTGAGGTTTTCCTTGCTCCTAAAGATGTACGCAAGCAGATAGAAGACAGCTTAGACCTCATGTCTGGTAGTGTAGTGGGTGAGAAGAAGCTAAGAGACTTCATGAAGATGTATGACCAGATACAGAATGGCTGGAAGGCTTGGACTCTTGGTGTTCGACCAGCTTACCATACTCGTAATGCAGTAGGAAATATCTTAAACGCTTATACTATCTCTGGCCTTGGTGTTAACATACCTGAAGCAGTAAGAACGTATAAGGATGCAGCCAAACTACAATACTATGGTAGGTTTGATGGTCTTCAATCTCTTAGAGATGACACCGTTAAGAATCTGCGTGGTATTAATGTCCGGTTGGGTGATGAGTTAGCCCCCAATATTGATGATAAGTTATGGAATGCAGAGTTTCATGGTACAGGTTATACCATGCGTGAGATTGTAGAGAACGCTAAAGATCGTGGTGTTACCGCTGGTCACTACGCTGATGACATTGTAAGGGATCAAGTCAAGGCACAGGAATCTGCTGCCGGTATGATCTCTCCCTTAGCTAAAGCGCTTGGACCTGATAACCCGGCTGTTAAGGCTGGGTTTGCTTTTGGTGGAACCATAGAAGGTAATGCTAGGTACGCTGTCTTCCTCAATACATTAGCACAAATTAAAAAGAACCCAAGCAAGTTCAAGTGGACCGCTCCTGACGGAAGTAAGATTGCTCTTGATGATGTTGGCAAGAACAACTGGTCTATGCGTGTCGTTGATGACCCCCGTGGTGGTAAGTCACAGTACCAAGTTCCAATGACTAGAGATGAAGCTGTCTTTGATATAGCATCTCAACAGGTGAAGGCATCACTCTTTGACTACCGTGATGTCTCTAAGTTTGAACGCAATGTTCTTAAAAGAACTATGCCGTTCTATACTTGGACACGCAAGAATATACCAGCTCAGTTAAAGCATCTTGTTCTTAATCCTGAGAGAGCAGAGAAGTTACACTTAGCTAAAGAACAGTTCGAGCATGAGACAGGTGATCTAAACTACTCAGACTATGGCAAGTTCTGGGGTGAGAGGGTTCCTATCTTCTTGGGTAAGGAGAACAAAGGTGTAGTAGAAGCATTCACCGCATTGAATGTTGTACCAATGGCTGACCTACAAAGAATGTTTAGGCCGGGACATCTGTTAACTGAAATGATTACACCCTTAATCAAGGAACCTCTTGAGCAGATCGCTAACTACGATACCTTTCGTAAGAAAGATATCGTTACAACTTCAAACCTAGAGATGAAGGACTATCTGGGTGTTGCATTACCCACTAGGTTGTGGAAGTTAGCCCAAGTTATTGTTCCTCTTACAGAAATCAATCGCCTTAATCCAGCTAATGTATTTGGAGAGAGGTCGAAAGATCCTGAAACTGGAAAGATAACAATGACGGAAGCCTTTGGTGGTCTGGGTGCAAGAAGGGAATCTAATCCTATAGATGCACCACAGGTAGCTCGATGGTTAAGATTCTTTTCGGGTGCGTCAGTCTATGATGTCAACCTAAGGCAGCAGCAATACTTTAAGAAGAAGAACTTAATGAAAGACATGTCTGAGTTGAAGGGTAAGATTAAATGGCACGCTGCCAACAAAAGGACAAGAAGAATGGAAGCTTTACTTGAAGTCTTGGAAGAAGTTGAGAGACAGGAAAAGACTGATCCATTCAACAGGAGATGATATGATTAAGTTCTTTATCTTTGCTGTATGGCTGGCTATGTTTATCCCACCAGCTCAGGCAGTGAAACCAGACATGTTTCGCACGGTTGTATCTCTTCAGGTTCTGTGCACTAAGGGTAGTCCTGAGTTGCTTATGAGTCAGCTTCTTAATGACTACAACGAGAAGCCTGTGCATGCGATAGACTTGAGCAATGCAAGGACTGGCGTTAGTATACAGCTGTATGTCACAGAAAACAAGAATAACCCAAGCAGTACCTTTATATTACATAACACTGGTATTGCCACAAGCTGTATATTCTGGGCGGCTGAAGACTACTTGAGAACTTTAGAAACTGAAAGCCTACCCGCTAAGAAACCAATCTCTAAGGAGGATACATGACAGAGGAGCGAAGAACCAATGGCACTTGGCATATGTCAAAGAGCCTCAGCCTCTCTCACTTGTTTACCACTTTGGCTATAGCCGTTGGGTTCTTTACTTACGTGACTGACATAGAACAAGGAACTGTGGTCAACTCTATGGATATCAAAAGTCTCTCTGCAAGGATGGATAGAACCAATGCAAGACACAGTGAGCAGTTCAGTGAGATAAAGGAGATGTTGAAGTCTCTTGCTGACAAGATAGATAAGCTAGGACACAGACGTGAACGATGAACATTACCCCTTCAGCCGAGGAGAGGATAAACCAGACACTCGACGGTTCAGAGCTTTTAAGAATCGAGGTCAATGGCGGTGGCTGCAGTGGTTTTACCGTGGAATTAATGAAGATCGCTGGACAAGAAGAGAACGATATCTTTCTGAAATCGAACGTGGTAATCGATCCCATCTCGGAGGAGTATTTATTACAGGCCACACTCGACTGGAAAAATGATGCGTTCTCACAAACTTTTCACTTTGATATCCCAAACACTAAGTCATGTGGTTGTGGTAACTCTTTCACACTTAAGGAAGATTAAAAGATAATGGCTATTGAACCTTTAGAAGAATACTTTGCACGGCCTGAACCGAGAGAGGGAATGATGTGGGGCCACGCTCCATTGGGGCCAGAAGGAGGTTGGGGTGAAGCATTTGAGATGCCTATAGGTTCGCTTGAAGGTTCTGGATTCTTACTAGGAGGACCCCCGTTCTCAGCAGGAGGAGATCCTGAAGAATACATTCCTTATATCCCTGCATTTGGTATCCCTGAAGGGGGAACTGAGTGGTCGGCAATGGCTACCATTGAAAAACTAATGGAGACAGAATCTCTTGGCGTCTTAGCTTCTATAGCTGGCGGCCCAGCAGCTGGCCTACCGTCAACAGGAGGCCCACCATCATCGGCCCCACTAGGAGGGCCAGCAGCAGGAACCATGCCGCCCACACCAATTGGGCCATCACCTTCAGATCCGTATGCTTCTTCATCGGGGCCACCTGTTGGTTTAACATCTGCAATGCTAAGTGAGTCACTTGGAGGAGCGGAGATAGGGGATCGTCTAGGGGAACCATCATTCGACGGCGGCGGTGGTTTGTTATGCGATCCAGTCACTGGCGAATGTCCAACTTATAGGTAGGAAAATGTTCTATGGAAAAACTAAAAAGTCTGGCGAAAGCCTATCCGGTAATAGTAGTAGCGGCAGTTCTAATTCTCGTTACTATCGTCTATCATTTATTCTTTGGTGGGTCGGCCTTGCCGGATGTACCAGCCTAAAGAAGGCAGCCCTGATAGGGACGGGATCAATAGGAGCGGGTGCGATTGCATCGATTGCGACCTCGGGGACTGCTCCTGTGTTGTTGGCGGCAGCGGGCGGTGCCTCTGTGACAAGTGTAATTGCGGACGCGATGATCCCATCAACAGGAGGAGATATGGCTACAGCAGCTAGTTGTGCGCCTGATAATTTCTGGACTCTCTTAGGGGATCTCGTAAGTATGGGAGGCTGGTTGCTTATTTTAGTAATCGTAATTCCCATGATCTTAGGGTGGTTGTTACCCGGCCCACTTGAGAGAGCTAAGAAGAAAAAGAGATGAAGCACCCATGTTGTCTCGTTACTTGGAGAGACATCATATCTGATAGCGGATGGGAAAAGCATGAGGACATTAAATGTCCAGAACTTAAAAGCATAGGGTGGTTAATCTATCAAGATGAAGAGACAATAAAGATTGCCAACACCCTCGACTTCGATGACTGGGAAGACAAGGGTGCTGACAAACCCGTACCATACGGGATCACTGCCTTTCCCAAGGGCTGCGTAGTGAAGATAACTTACTTATGATTCTTCTTGTAGTCGTCTCTAAACTTCCATAAAGGAATCTTATACCTCTTCTCAAACCATTCAGACCATGTGATCTCATTGTCTGGTGGCACCCTATCCATCTTTCTTCTCCAGCAATACTTAGCTGACCCTAGCATTATAGCATCTTGTTGTTTGTCTGTCCACTCTTGAGTGGGATTCTTCATTTAAGAATCTGTCTCTGTGTGATAGCGCGAATACCATTGTAGTATCCCTCACCATCAAGCCCCTCAAGCATGATAACACCCCTCCACCACTGATACTCTGTGTCAGCGCACCATGATTCGGTGTAGTCTGGATGGCTATAGCAGCCAGCAGACAGTCCGAATATCTTCTGACCATCTGGTCTTGTCTGTTCACTGTGGTTATACAAGTGTGTATGTCCTTGTACTGCCGAACAGTGTAGCTTAGATACTAGAGCATGTCCTATGTGTACCGAACTGATTGGTCTGCCCATGATACCAGATGAAAAGTAATGGCTGAACATAATGTTCTTCAACTTCAAGGCTTTCTTGAATGGAGTTACCTTCCATCCGCTTTCCTTATACAGCAAGTCCTTGATACCAATAGTACCGTCTAACTCTGGTGAAGAATTAGTTGCCCTGCTTATGCGATCCTCGTGATTACCTAACACCATGTACCTCTTGAGACTCTTCATCCTTCTTATTGGAAAGAGTAGTCTCTCTTGTGCGTCCAGAGCAGCATCAATATCTTTCTGATATCTCCTACCTTCAAAACCTTTCGTGCCTCTGTCATACGACGACAGGCTAGGCATGTCTGCAAAGTCACCCATACATATGATAGCGTCAGGCTTAGCCCTTGCTATGAACTGACCCAGCTTCTCGAAGCGTGAGTTATCATAGTCAGGATGGGCATGTGGATCACCTATGATCATAAGGTCCATTTCTACTCTCCGTATTTAAGTTTACCAATTCGTTGAGAGTTCCATTCCTTTAGCTCAATGCAGGTCCAAAAGACAGGAACACTATCGGTTATATCAAACGCTTTCTCTTGAAACTTCCCGCTTTCTTTATCCAATCTTAATATCATACCTTGATACTTATCCTTACCAACCAGACCAAGCTCTTCATTTAGTGCTGAAGCATACGCTGCAACCTGTAAGTAGTATGATTTATATATCTTCTTTGATGTCTTGAAGTCAACTACAAACTTCTGCCCATCTATTACAGCTAGGGCATCAGCAGTGCCAGCATACCTCAAAGCTCTTGGTGCAAAGAACACCATCCTTTCAGCTTCCTCCCATTTAACTTGGTGAGTCTTCTCCCACTCACGGAAGGCATCTATACATTTCTCTCCCCCTTCTGGTGATTCAAACTCTTCAGGCTGGGCCTCATCAATATACAGATGAAGCCAGCGATGAACCCTTGACCCTATGTTTGCTGCCTCTTCTCCTATCTTTTTGTAGGCAGTAGTAATAAGCTCCACCCTTTCGCTCACCTCAAGATCATGGTTACGCGTTTCTAAGTACGCATCTGCGCCTGCCTTTACCGCCCAATCAGTGAGATGCTTGGGGAAGCAGGAGTCTATGATCCGTGTGACTGAGGGAATCTGTATTAAATCCTCATCCTCCCCCAGCTTATCGCCTTTATTGAGCCAATACTTGTGGTCTACAGGGTCGTATCTTACATCAAACTCATGTTCCGTATGGTACTTAATCATATAACACCCCCTGTGAGGCCCATACAGGCCCGTGGTTGAACGTTTGCCCCTTACCCCTGCCTACCCTACCAGTTATAGTCATCCCCCTCCTTTGCGCGGCTATCCTCACCCGGCACATAGGAGCTATTCTGCCCTGATTGCAGCACCTCAGTCCCACCATTAGGTACCTTGCCTACTGCGGCTGGATCTTTCAGCTGTATTCCATAGTCAGGAGCTCGAGGGCTGGTCTTATTCTCCCTGTTATCCCACACATTGATGTAGTATTCCTTCTCTTCTGTGCAAGGTGGCACCTTAACCCACCCTGAGAAGTCACAGCCTGTCTCATACTTCTTGTTTTCCTGTACCCACATGCTACCCTTCATCGGTAGCTTTTCATAAGGTTTATGAACTGGCATTTGATTCTCCTATTTACGTTGGTTTGCACTGATTGTGCGCCAGATATCTATCTCTCTCTGTGCTGTTTCCCTCTTAAACTGCATCTCATATAACTCTTCAGACTTTTTAGTAATCTCTGTAAGGAAGTCCCTGTATAGTGATGATGTAATAGCGTCAGCCTTTCTTTGTAGCTGCGTACCATCCGTGCAAAACTTTACGGCATCAGCTTCAACGACACTTAGCCAGTACTTTGATAGCTTCATATACCCTGTCATCCTACCGAACTCTATATCTGTGTCTGATAGATAATGCAAGGCTCTCTCGACCACCTCATCCGCTACTTGCTGTATAGTTCTCACGACCAGAACCCTCCCTCTTTCATTTCTTTCTCCCCTATTATACCATGATGAAAAGCTAAACGCAAGGTGTTAAAGATCATTGTTACCTGATGCCACCATAATACTGAGTCACCTGAAGTGTGCATCTCGTTGTGACACTCAAAGCACAGCGGCATGATCAGATAATCACCCGCCTTGAGTGACGTACCCCCGCAATGGGGAGCTAGGATATGGGCCAAGTGATGCGCGACTATAGTATCATCTTGCATATTACAGTTAGCACACTTCAATGTAGCTACCCAGTTCCTGTACTTCTTGCTCTCCCATCGCTTGATCTTTGGAATCATATTCCACATACTCCTGATAGACATTGTTCTTCACTGTTATCTTCAAGGATCACATTGCGTTTCTTTATAGCCTCTTCCCAACTAACTTCTTTCAAAGGCTGACCACCCCTAGCACCATCAGGATATACTGTAATCCCTCTAAGGTAAGCTAACCCACGCTCATACCTTTCTTTGGTATACTTAATAATAAGCTTAGCCATTCCAAGTATATCCACACCGCTTGTTATGTTTATCGTGCTACTAATACTATGGTCTACATACTCTTGCGTCTCAGCTTGTAGTTCCATACGCTTATCCAACCCCTTCATTGTAGAAGAAAGATCATACGCGGTCTGAATTTTATCGGGGTTAATACCTAAGTCAATCAAAGCTTGCGCTGTCGCATCCACCATGTATTGCGCCTTCCACTTGTTACCTTCCTCAATATATCTACGTATGTACGCCTTCGCAAACACGGGCTCAATGCCCGATGTGGTACCGGCAAGGATTGAAATACTCCCTGTCGGAGCGATTGCCCTGTACCCTTTGGGTCTGGATAAGAATAACCTATCGCAGTGTTCATTTGCACCCCGCTCTGATTCTTCTTTGTAGACTTGTAACCATTTTTTGAGCTCATCATTAACCTCGTACTTGTATCCTCGTTTAAGTAACCATTCATGTACACCCATCAAACCAAGGCCAAGCCTTGAGTTCTTCTGCCTTACTAGCTCTACCTTTTCATACGGTAACTCAGCTCTGATAAGGCCGCAGACAAGGAACTTAGACGCAAGATACACCACGTCTTTAAAGTCCTCCAGCGTGTCAATGTTCGCAAGATTAACAGACCCCAAGTTACAGACATCAGAATCATCTTCCGACGTGACCTCCGTGCAAGCATTTCGAAGTGTTTCATTCTGCTTATCTCCAAAGTTAAAAGAGAATCCCGGCTCACCAGTCATGACAGCTTGCTTAACATTTTCTTGGAATACATCAGACATCGGATTACGTAACCAAGCATCGTCATAGTTAAGGCTTATGTTCATCATGTCTAGTGGTGCATGAAACTTAAAGTCATGACGCTTGCCATCACTATAGGTAAAGGGCTTGCCTTCCTTAGTATACGCCCCTTCTATCACCATGTCCTGCCAATTTTTGGAAGCTAAGAACTGATTAGCATCCTCATGCAAGTGGTTCATGCTCATATAGATCGCAGACCTACGACCACCACCCTGCATAACCTCTCTTCCTATACCATTTATTAGGTGCATCAAAGGTAAGGGGCCAGATGCTATGCCTCCTGTCCTGTTTAACCTGCGACCAGACGGACGAGCTATTGAGATGTCACCACCTATACCACCACCTGTCATCAAGCAAGACATAGAGTTAGCAGTGAGATCAACCCAAGCTTCTCTTGAGTCTTCCTCAAGCCGGAGCAAGTAACAGTTGTTAAAGAACTTAGCGGGTCGGCCAGCGTAGTATATATACCTTCCACCTGGCATGAACCTCTGCTCCCTGATGTTCTTGGCAAGTTCATCTTGCTCTTCTTTAATCATCAGGTTATTCTTCTTGCCATCTGCAGTACCACACACATGGTTGACGATGGTGTTAGCTCTGTCCTCCCATGTTTCCAGTGGAGTGCTAGCATATTTGTTTCGGAACGTTGTCTCCCCGAGCAGGGTGCGCCATTTAAATGTCATCGTAGTATATTGCTCCTGTCACATTCATATCGTGGTACTTCCCGACTTTTGGTTTGGACTTCATATCTTCAGCCCATGATAAGTTATGAGTAGCGTCCATAAACTTTACCCAAGTACAATGGTATGCTTTCCCCTCCTCCCTGCTAAACTCATCAAAGAATTCCTTTGATATCTCTAAATATTTATCTAAGGATTCTATGCATTGTTCAATATCATATTCCTTTTCAGCTTCAGATTTATTTCTTGCCTTGTAGTTACCGCTCATCCTTGTTCTCCTTTTTGAAGTCATCTGATTCGTCTTCGGCAAAGACACCGAACTTATATGCGCCTGTTATTTTAAGCACAACCCTAGCTAGTGCACGCTTCTCTGCCATCGCTATTGGGTAAGGGCTTCTGCAGTTTACACCAACCTCTGCCTCACCAAAGCTTTCCATAAAAACATCTCCCTTCTTCGCTGTTGCTTTTATAACCGCAGCCATCTTTCCTGAAGGGCCGCCGCCCAACAAGCACACCTCGAACCCAACACTAATGTTACTAGCGAATTGAATCTTTTCTATTCCGCTACGAGTAATGATAGCTATTGTCTTACCGCCAATAGGGAGCTTAAATATATCTTCCTCTGGCACGAGACCGTAGTCACCTACAAGCTTAGTCATGAACTCTTTACGAGTTGTCATCTGTAATCTCCTTAAAGTCCTTTAATTTCAATACGATATAGCTGTCTTCATACTTCATTTGCTTCTGATGCAACACCACTATAGGCTTGCGATGCTCAGCCTCAAGCACCGCTTGATCCATTGCATCATGCATCCACTGAGGTAGAGACTTACGATGCTTCACCTCTATACTCCAGCGATGATGCTCTACATCCCGGCGTGACTCACCGTTGCAACCAGTGCGCTCACCACCTAGTAGCCTAGCAACCTCACGTTCACAGTGTTTCCATGTAGTCATCTGATATACTTATCGAAGAACCAATTCTCAGCCTTGGTATAGCTAGAGAACTTATGATCCTCTATGAGATCAGGGTAGAAAGTTAACGGGCTGGTTGTCTCATCATACTGATAGATATCTAACCTCTTAGATTCAGGTCGCCAGATCCCTTGGAACTTACCACGATTAAGCTTTTTCGGTTTTCTTTCCATGTATTTTACCACCTAATAGTTTACTTGTCAAGGCTTGTTCTTTACATCTTGCATACCATTCCTCTTTAGTTTCATCATCTTTCTTATACAGGCCCTTCTCTAGCAGCAGGGATTTAAACAAGTGCTTGAATCCCCATAACTTACCACCGTACCACTGCGTGCTGTAGTCTTCAGCCCAACAGGTATCACACAAGGAGGTAGGCCACACCTGAGTTACTCTCTTTCCGCATTTACATTTCATGTTAAGAATCCATACCGTTGTGGGTAAGTAGGATACATAGTTCCCAAGGGTATACCTTTACCTTGGAATTTGCATAAGGGGGATTTTTCTGGTATATATACCTCAATCCCTAAACCTCTTGCATATCCTATGAGGTATTCCATATTGGGTCTTTGATATTCAAACTCAGTTTTGAACGAGGGGTCATCAGGGTGTGTTGCTGTTATGTTAGCCATGTCAACACCCCAAATCCCTATCTTACTAGCCTCTTTCCAAATAGCATACGCAAGCAGATAAGAGATAGAAGAATTAAAGTAATCACCGCACTTATCTTTTACCCCCGCTAATGGATAGGCTTTAGCATTGGGTACCTCATCATACTCCTGCTGCATATAAAGATTCTTTAAGGATCTCAATCGATCAAAGTATCCATCAGGTCTATAAGCTTTCGGCTCTTTCAGTAGCTCTAGTGGGTGCATCTCAAAGTGTACATCAATAAGTTCCCACATGGAATCCCACGGTAAGCCCAATATCTTCCACTCATCATCACCCCAAGGCGCATCCTCATGGGTAGAGGTAGACAACCCTACTATAGCTATTTGTCTAGACATCGATTCATCCTCTCCATTACTAGGGGGACGGTTTAGGTCGGAGTCCGCTCTCCATTACTAGGTCGACCGTTTAGTATAGCAGCTTTCTCTGCTGCCATTCTATCCCTCCATTCTTGTGTGGTTTCCTTGTGCTTGTACTCAACAGTAGACGGATCAAGGTAAGTGATAGGGTTCTTCTTCGCAGCTAACACAGGATTCCAGTAATGATTAGCAGGCTTACCAACGCCCTCGCTCAGTGTCATACCTCTTGAGTGAGAGAATCCCATGCCTCCAGAGTGTTGATTCTTCTGGTATGCAGAGACAACAGCCTCATCAACCAGCGCTTCAACAGAGTCTAGGTTAACCTCTTGGTCCTCATACAGAGGGGGAACCAATGCTTCTGTCGATCTCTCGGGACCATCGTAACTTTGTAATGTAAAGTACACTTTGAAGATCCTCATTTTAGCCCATTCGATTTCATCATGGGTATACACGGTAAGGTTATTGACCCTATCAATGTGATCTAAACACCTCTCCCTATAGGCATCAATGGGAACTGTACCTCTAGTCCTCTTGTCTGTTGTTACCTTCTTCAGCAGCCCTTCAGCTTGCTTAACAATACGCTTTAACAATGCAGAGTCCGTCATAAGTATAACTTTTATGTCCTAATGTGTTGATATTATTGTTGTTGTAAATCAGGTACTTACAAGATAAAAGTAATATAGTAGAGGGGACAATGTCTGAACTAGAAGTTAAGCTTAAGCGACTGAAGCGTAGAAACTTTGTCGCTAAGAATAATCATAATAAATTTAAGCGTCACTCATCAGTCAGGACGTACAGGCGAAAGCTTAAGTACGCCTCACTCACCGAGGATTCCAGTTGATAACAACTTGTTTATCCCCTGTCCATGCCATTTAGCTTGGTAAACTTCATACTTGTTCACATCATCCTCCTCATCATACCATGTGTAGGTTCGTATACATCCGTCCCACGACGCAGCAATAACTTCCATACCTGAACCCTTAGTGCCGCATCGTGTACCAATGCCTCGATTACCATCTACTGTACCATAAAAGTGTGCCATTGTCAACTCCTAATTGTATTGCTCGTTAATAGAATCTTCAAGGTACATATCTTCTAATACTTTCAAGTGCTTACGGGTAAACTCTAAAGGACTTTCTATCTTACCCTCTGCGTCACGATAACCAACAGCTTGCAAGTAATGCTCTTCATCAAGACGAGGCTCACGTTTCATTGCCTCGCTTGAACCCACTGTGTATGTACGCCAGTGTTTAAGAGACATTAGCAATTCCTCTTATCTCAGATATCATTGAGTCTGCGTCAGTGGAACACTGCTCAATTAGGTTTAGTCTGTACTCAAGATCATCAACTCTTTCAGAGTTGTTATACATATCTTGAAGGTCATCAATCCAATCTTTAATCAACGCCACCATACTATCTGTCTCTTTGTTTTCAAGCCACGCTGAGATGATATTCTGAAGAGGTAACATGACCTCATGGTCTGAGTCAATAAGAGGCTGAAGAATCTTACGTTCGACAGGGTGTGGTATCTTTCTCATTAGAATGGTTCCTTTCCTAGTGGTGGCTTGAGTAACTTAAGGTCCATCTCGTGGTCATAGTTAAACAGTATTGACCCGAACAATTCATACAACTCCCTCAATTCTTCTGCACTTTTGATCTTAATACCGCTGATTGGATAGCGGTTTCTTGGGTGCAAATGAATAGAGAAATCATTACCTGACATAGATGGCTCAACAATAAGGTTGAGTCTCTTAACCTGATAAGCATCTAACTTAGCCATAGTGATCCTCCAAGTAAGGGTTTTCCCAAGCTTTAGACCACCAGTCAGACTCATTGAAACGCTGGTCCCAGCCACAAGCATGACACAGGTTCATTTCTCTCTCAGCCCACCACTCGTCAACATGCCTTAAACAACCATTGTTTTCACCGGGTATATAACCGTCGCATTCATCCATTTCTTTTCTCCCATTGTTTACATGGATAGTAGTCTTCACTAGGGAACTCATCATAACTAAGAGCTTTAACTTTCTTATTTCGTTTACGGATAGGGTATCTTACACCAGTAACAGGCCAAGATCTACCATAATTTACATGATCTACTAAGCCTCTTGATATACCAAACATATTAGCTATATCTTTAGAGATAGTACCTTCACGTAACTCAATGTAGATTTCTTCTACTCTTTCCTCAGTAAGCTTACACTTCCAGTGATGGATCATACTTAAAACCCTTCATAGTGTATACATATTAAGAAAAATATTACTAGACTAGCAATACCCGAAAAAAAACCTGCTAAAAACCATTCTACCATTTCCATATTCATTTACCTGTTAACTGTTAACGTCTTACTAATTGTTTCGATTGTATCACACTTTTTACTACTTGTCAACCCCTTAGAGGGTTAACATTCTGAACTATGACTCCTTATAGAGAAAATGCCTCTCTAATCTCTGTCGTTCTCCCGAATAGGGCCGTAATCTGTAGTCTGTTGCAGCTAGTCAGACTCAGAAGGTTACCATGAAAGGGAACAAAAAAGGGGAGAGCCAGCCGAAGCCGACCCTCCCAGTTAGCTAGAACGAATTCTGAAGCCTCGTAAGATCAAGCACACCAGCTTCGTATGCTTCCTTTGATAGCTTAGCCTTCCCTGCTAATGTCTTAACTCGTTCCTTCCTGATCCCATTCAGCATGGTAACGATAGCTTTCTGTAGGATCTCAGGCAGATTCTCTGGGTAATCACTGCCAATCAATGCATCAGATGACATCCAGTGGTTAATAGTCTGGCAGATTTCCTCTTCATGCTTACGCCAACTAGCAACCTGATCCTCACGCTCCTGTTTCTGTACTTCCAACTCAGGAGGCGTTAGAAGCTTTAGTTCCTCAGACGTTGGTGCCTGTGGTTCACACATGTAATCGATAGAACCTTGTATAGTGTTCGTATCGTATATAGGTGCTGCGTATGTCTCTAACAGCACGGCTGTGTAACTCTTTGCATAGGCTAGGTAGTCCTTAGCTTTGTACGGGCTTGTGTCTTGTCCAGCCTCGTACTGCTCCCTAGCTTCCCGTTCGAAGTCCATCTCATTGCGGAGATCCACGGTCGGTGCTTCTGGCTCTTTATACTCCTGACACAGATGCAGTCTAAGATACCCAGCAGCTCGGCACCTTACCCGACCTCTGATAGAACGTACACCACCGGGATAGTCCTGGTACATACTAATGATTTCGTTTAACTCTTTCATTGTTGTTCTCCAATATGGGTTTATATGAACATCTTCTGCAGTGGGCATTTTATAGTGAGGAGCGCAGGAAGTCAAGAGTAGATGTTAATGTGTTTATACTCTTTACTTTTGAGCACCGGAACTACACTTGCAGCCCGCCAAGATGTGAGTCGCGTAGGGGCGCGGAAACAATACAAGTAATCACCATCATATAACGAAGCTGCCTTTAGTCCTATGTAGTAGTACCGGTACATATCTAATCTTACGTCCTTAAGAAGGATACACTATACTTTCTATTCTATTTCCTTTCTATCTTCCAGTTGGTACCTGTTATAAGACATCTATCCCTCACACACACACGACAGTTCAAACCAAGCCAGTTCACTCCCTTCCGTAGCCGTTACGAGCTAAAGCGAGAGGACAGAGGTCCCCGGGGGACCCCCCTTGTAGTAGAAGTATATATAAATGTCCTACCCATACAGCGAAGGGATCATACACCTTATATAAGCATCTTATTATGAAACATCTAGAAGACAACGAAACAACATACTGGAAACATCTAAGGTTCGCCTTGTTTATCTCCTTGAAGCTAGCATTACTGGCTGTGGCTGGTGCTATCCATGCTGTTATTCCGTATATCTTCCATAAGACTGTATCCCATGGATTAAAGGAATTAGATGGACTCTTTGATATTCATGTAGGTAATCCCGGAGGTACTGATTAGTGTCGACTAACATTGGTTATAGGGATCTAAGCGCTTTATTTGATAGAGAGGGTTTAGACCCTCCATCTAAAGAGGAGTTCGAGGATCTAGGTTTAGCTAAGGATAGTTGGTTAGACCTAATTGATCTTTTGCCGGGAGGGGCGGGAGCGAAAGTTGCTGGTGCTGCCCTTGGTGGTCTCGGTGGGTTTATGGGAAGAGCAAGTAAAGTTATGGAAAGCCTTACTGATAGGAAGGTTCCCGGTGAGACCTTTACTGCTACTGGTAAAACTTTAAGCAAGTTGTATGAAGATGCAATCACTGCGACTTCGAGATGGACCGATGGTGTTAGGCCATCGACAGCCAGAGGCGCTTTCCCTGTAGCCAAAAGAACATCAAAAATTCCCGGAGGTGGATGGGCTAAAGGTGTTTTATCAAGAGATGTCGATGTTAAATCTACATTAGGAAGATTAAAGGCGGGTGGTAGGATTACAAGCTCAACCGAAAGAGCGCTTGTATCTAGGGTGGCAAGAGAAATTCATGGTGAGTCTACCATAGCCACAAGAAAAGCAGTACTAGATACATTAAAAAAGGAATTGGGTAAGGATCATGACCTTTCCACTCCAGCCAAGGTTACTGACTATTTATCTGCGATGATGAAGTCTTCAGCAGTAGGAGCGAAGGTAACTCCGTATAAAAGAACATTAACGGAGGATGGAGGGATAGACCTAGTTGGAGATGGTATCGAGTCCTTTGTAGATAAAGCGTTTAGAGCGGGTATGGATGATATTGGTAAAGCCATGCACGGAACCGCTACAGGATCTGCGGCGAAAGGAGCGTTTCTTGGCGCAACAGGCTTCGGTGCAGCCTCAGAACTAACAGGTGGAGAAGCAAAAGCATCTGATACACCCGAAATTGAAAGACTAAAGAGGGAGTATCCTGAGCTTTCTAGTGAGCTTGGTAGATTTGGCGTATCCTCTTCTGAGTACACTCCTACAGATTCATCCAGTACAGGTGATTTTGCTGGGATCGCTACTATAACTGCTCGTGATGTTATACCGTCTCCAGCAGATATTTCTGGCGTTGAATGGGTTGGGATTCCTCAGTGGGGAGGAGGGTCTAATAGTGAAAGATACACCCGCTCGACGGGCTTCGGAATAATGTCCGATAGAGCTATGCGCCGCGCAGAAGGCGGAGATGCTACTTACAAAATAAAGGATGGGCCCACGGGCCACGGTTTCATTCCTAGATATCCGGGATTTGAAGATGTTGGTCCTATAAAGTATTGGAAGGTTAGCGCTAGACACACACCAGAAATGATAAGAAAATGGGGGGTTAAGAGCCTTCCTGAGCTCAGCAAATCAGTTGACGGTAAGGGAGGCGGCATACCTATCACGAAACCTGATTATATTACGCCTAAAGCATGGGTGGATGACTTGCCGCTAAAACCTATCCCTAGGTTGGAGGCCGAAAGAAAGGCTGCGGAAGAAAAAGTAAAACGAGATGCTGAAGATGCTATATATCGTGCTAGTGATGAATACTACGATAGACTTCCATATTGGGAGAAAGATAAACTGAAGGCCGAAGGAGACCCAAGAGCCTTAGCAGCTGAATATACAGGTGAGCCTGACTGGGACGCATACGCTAAGGGTATGGAAGCAAGGTATCTTTCTGGTGAGATGGGTATTGAGCCTCTTGGTAGGGGTGCAGATGGGTACGTCTGGGATGGAATGCCCGGAACTAGTACCTACACGGGATCGATACCAACACTTGTTTCTAAGGTTACGAAAGCAAGCCATCCCGGAGCTGAAGGATTATATGCGGATACCCTTAGCCCAGAGGATCTTGCTGCAATTATGGAAGGGGGTGAGTTTAGCGAATCTGACAGAAAAGAACGACCCGGTGATATTGGGAAGTTTCTAAAGGATGCAAAAAGCGAGGCAGAGGTTAGAAGGGCATGGGAAGACTGGGCTGATTACGGTACCCCTACGGACGGCTCCAGTGATACTATAGTGGTTGATCCTACTACGGGTGTTGATATACTTTATGATGGCTCAACCCCGGTCTTGGATATGATTGGTCCCGGAGCTTCTGGTACTTTTGGTGATAAGATGTCAGCAGAGGCTTTCTCAAGACCAGACATGGAGCTTGATGCTGCTACCAGAGCTATGATCGACGCAGATATGGCGTCTGGTATGGTTCCTGAAGTCGCTAGTTCCGCTGGGATGGTCAAAGGGCCCGGTGATGTCTGGGAATATGTCCCAAAAGGTGTCGCTGAGGCTGAGTTTAGACCTTCAGGATTAGCTAGGTTCGGTCTGGGAGCTGGATCGTTGGGCGCTGGCTTGATGACTACTGCTACGCCAATTAGCCCCTCTTCGTATATAGAGGGTGAAAGAGGTAGTCCACGTATTCCTGCGGCGCATCATGGACCTGTATGGCCTGAATTTATTCCTTCGTCACCTTTTGGCGCGTGGAAAGAAACATATATCCCTACTGCCGAAGAGTTAGAATTTATGTCTTCGGGAGAATTTAAAATGCCGGGCTTTGATCCGTTTGGAACCCCTCTTGGTCCTGATCCGTTTGGAACCCCTCTTGGTCCTGATCCATTTGGAGCTCCTCTCTTGCCTTCACCTCTGATGATGCCATGACAGATAAACAAGACCAATTCATAGAGAACTATGTACTTACCGGGAATGCCACTAAGTCTGCTATTGCTAGTGGATACTCCCAGAAGACTGCAAAGGTTAAGGGTTCGCAACTAAAGGCTCAACTCCGACATGAGATACTTGAGGCAACTCAAAAGGTATTAGCAGATAAGATCCCAGAGGGGCTTAACTGGCTTACAGAACTCGCAAGAGAAGCAGAGAGCGAGTCTGTGCGTCTCGGAGCTATCAAGGATCTACTTGACCGGGCTGGCCTTAAACCCGTTGAACGAATCGAAACAACGACAGTTGAACAGATGTCAGACGAGGAAATCAAAAAAGAAATAGATGCTCTCACGAGACATTAGTAGAAACTTAGAACTCCTTAGGGAGCAGAAAAAAAGAATACGATTCAACAGGATAGATCAGTACGATCCTTATCCTTATCAGCAGAAGTTCCACGATACAAGCAAGGATAGCAATCAACGCTTGTTAATGGCTGCGAATCGTATAGGAAAATCATACTGCGGTGCAGCAGAAATGTCTTTCCATCTGCGAGGGATGTACCCTGAGTGGTGGAAAGGTAGGCGATATGATCAGCCTATCACAGCATGGGCTGGTGGTGTGTCCAATGAGACTACAAGAGATATAGTACAGGCAGAGTTATTGGGTTCCCCTGACGATCCTGACGCGTTTGGTTCCGGTGCAATTCCTAAGAATTATATAATAAGAACGGAAAGAAAGCCGGGTGTACCGAATGCTAAAAGTGTCGCGCTAATACGACATGTCAGCGGAGGGAACTCTTCTTTACATTTCAAAGCTTATGAGATGGGACAGGAGAAGTGGCAGGGACGTTCTGTAGACGTTGTGTGGCTAGATGAAGAACCTAGCAGAGAGATATACTCACAAGCGGTCACCAGAACGCTAGACAGGCGCGGTATGGTCTATATGACCTTTACCCCTGAGGCAGGTATGACTGAGACTGTAGCGGCCTTTGTGAACCGTATACAGAGCGGACAGAGCCTAGTCAATGCTACATGGGATGATGCCTCTGAGAAGATTAAGTCTTTGTATGGTGAACAAGGCCATTTGTCTGAGGTTGTTATGCAGCAGATCCTATCTGCGTACTCCCCGCATGAGAGGGAGATGCGTCGATATGGACGACCGTCAATAGGTTCAGGGCTTATATTCCCTGTTAACGAAGAGAGGCTAATTACTGATCCAATAAAGTTAGAGGATCATTGGCCTAGAATAGCAGCAATTGACTTTGGTTGGGATCATCCTACAGCGGTAGTATGGTGTGCTGTAGATAGAGATGAGGATATATTCTATGTATATGACTGTCATAGGGAGTCTAAAGCCTCTCCAGCGATACACTCACAGGCTATATGCTCTAGACCTCATTTTATCCCCATTGCTTATCCCCATGATGGCAATAGACGAGATTCTATGGGTAATCCCGGTTTGGCTGAGCAGTATCGTAATCTAGGCTGTAACTTTCTGCTGTCTCACTTCTCTAATCCACCAGCATTAGGTGAGAATAAAGGATCTAACTCTGTAGAAGAAGGGTTGATGGCTATGCTCCAGTCAATGGAGGCTGGTAAATTTAGAGTATTTTCTACATTACCTAACTGGTTTGAAGAATTCAGAATGTATCACAGGAAGGGAGGAAAGGTGGTTCCATTTAGGGATGACCTAATGAGTGCAACAAGGTACGCTTTCCAATCTCAACGATTCGCAGTATCAGGAACTGACCCTGCGTGGACACAGGATATAACATACAAGAATTATGGCATCGTCTAAAATAACAGATACAGAGTTACTGGCTAGAATACAGGGTGAGATAACTGACGCTTTAGGCTATAGCGATACTATTTCAAAGCAGCGGGAAGAGGCTATGAAGTATTACTATGCTGAGAAGTTTGGTAATGAAGTAGAAGGGCGCAGTCAGTACGTTGATTCCTCAGTGATGGATACGATTGAGTGGATCAAGCCTTCCCTTATGAGAGTGTTTGCGTCTGGTGATGAGATGGTAAGCTTTAGCCCTGTTGGCCCCGAAGATGTAGAGGCGGCGAAACAGGCTACAGACTATGTAAACTATATCTTTACTAAAGACAATCCGGGTTGGGAGATTCTTTACACATGGTTTACTGACGCTCTACTACAGAAGAACGGTATAGTCAAATGCTGGTGGGACGAGTACGAAGACTACAACCGAGAAGAATACAATAACTTAGACGAGCAAGAGTTCAATGCTTTGCTCATGAGTCCGGGTGTAGATGTTATTGAGCATACACCAGCAGAGGGTTATCACGATGTAGTTATTAGTCGTAAAGCTGCTATTGGTAAAGTTAAGATTGAGAACGTTGTTCCTGATGAATTCTTAATCTCAAGAGAATCCAAGACGATTGAGGATGCTAGGTTTGTCTGCCACAGAGTAAAGAAGACTTTATCAGAACTTCGTGAGATGTATCCTAGTGAAGACTTTGACCCTATGGAGTTAGCTGGCGGTCAATATGATTTTGATACCTCTATGTGGGGAGAAGCAAAAGCTCGTTATTCATTTGACAACTCTGCTGATAATGCATTCGGTGGATCAGTCAATATGGGTGATGAAGAAGCATTAAAAGAGTATTGGTTGCATGAGAGTTACTTGCGTACTGATTGGGATGGTGATGGAATTGCAGAATTAAGAAAGGTTTGTTCAGTAGGAAGTTATATTATAGAGAATGAGCCAATTGATCGCATTCCTTTCGTTAGTATTACACCAGTAAAGATTCCTCATAAGTTCTTTGGTCTATCTATTGCTGATCTTATCATGGATATCCAGCTCATTAAGTCAACGCTAATGCGTAACTTGATGGACAATATGTATAACCAGAACTATGGTAGGTATGCAGTTCTTGAGGGTCAAGCGAATTTAGATGATCTGCTAACCCAGAGACCCGGCGGTGTAGTTCGTGTTAAGTCTCCTAATGCGGTAATGCCTTTGGCTACTCCACAGTTGGAGCAGTCATCCTTTGCCATGCTTGAGTATCTTGATAAACTCCGTGAGTCTAGGAGTGGTGTAAACAAATACTCGCAGGGATTGAACGAGAACGCATTAAAGTCTCATACGACAGCTACAGCGGTTTCCGCTACGATGACCGCAGCGCAATCAAGGGTAGAGCTGATAGCTCGATGCTTTGCTGAGACTGGTGTTAAAGAACTGATGAGAAACATCTATGAGTTAGTTCTGAAGAACCAAGACCACGAGCGAGTTATTATGCTTAGGAATGAATGGGTTCCTGTGCGTCCTGATATGTGGCGAGATAAGTATGACTGCACAGTCTCTGTTGGTATTGGTAGTGGTAATAAAGACCAGCAGCTTATGCACCTAACTACGATGTTGAGTTTCGCCGGTGATGCAATGCGTGGTGGATTAAAGATTGTCAATGAGAAGAACATGTACAATATGGGCGCAGCTCTTATTAAGAACATGGGATTCCAGAATGTTGATGATTTCTTAACTGATCCAGATACTGTTCCGCCACAACCTGATCCGGGCGATGATCTAGAAAAGCAAGAGATGGAATTGAAACAGAAAGAACTTGAAATTAAAGCCGCTGACATTCAGATAAAACAAATGAGATTACAAAAGGATGCAGCAGCAGATGACATTGATGCAAGACTGAAGATGGCTGAACTAGCACTTGAAGCGGAACAGAAAAGACCTGTTGCTATAGGTTAGTTATGCCATTTAAAAGTAAAAAGCAAAAAGCGTATTTGGCTATTAACGTTCCAAAGGTTCACAAGAAGTGGTCAAAGACATACGGAAAGAAAACTAAAACTACTAGTAAAGGAAAATCTCGTAAAGCTTAATGTCAACAATTGAAGAAGAGCGCGCTAATAGACTTCTTAATGATCCAGTATTTAAAGAAACATTAGACGCGCTAGAACAAGAATTAAAAACAACTTGGTACAATTCAGGTATCAGGGAAACCGAAGCCAGAGAACATTGCTGGCTTTCTCTAAGACTCCTTGAGAGAATTCGCACGCATATCACCTCGATCATTGAGACGGGTGAGATGGCACGAAAGCTTAAGGAATATCATATATAGGAGATTTAAAGATGGCGGACACGCAACCAGCCCCGCAAGAGGAAGTATCCTCTAAAGCGCTTCCGGGAAGTTTGGCGGAAGCAGAAGAAGCACTTCTAAGGATGATGAACCCTCCACCGGAGGATAATGAAGAGTCCGAAGAAGTAGAAGCATCAAAGGAAGTAACCGATGATGAACCAGAAGCTTCTGATAACCGATATTCATCTGATGAAACCGAAAGGGAAGACGATGATGAGGAAGAAGAAGAGACTGATGAATCAACTGAAGAAGAAGAGACTGATGATGAGTCTGAAACCGAAACTGTCTATACCGTCAGAGTTGATGGTAAAGATGTTGAGGTCACTGAAGACGAACTCGTAAAGGGATACTCTCGACAGTCTGATTATACAAAGAAAACTCAAGAGTTAGCTGAATATCGTAGACAGATGGATGGCGCGCTACAACAAGCGCAGCAAGAAATCCAACAGACTCAGCAAGCTAGAGCGCAGTATGTAGATGCCGTTGAAGCGGCTATCTCTTCAAACTATGCACATCTGCAGCAATTCCAGAATGTTGATTGGGAACGCTTAAAGACTGAAGATC